GCGTGTGATTGGCAAAGGTCGCAACGTCACCCGTTATCAGACCCGCAGCGATAGATCCCGCCGTTATCGTGCCCATATTGGCTGATATAGCCGACAAATCAGTGACGTTCAGCTTAGATGCGTCGATGCTCGAAGCGGCAATCTTCCCTGCCGTGATAGCGTTTGAGGCTATGTTGTCACTTTCTACGAACTCAAATGAGCCGATTGCAGAAACGACTGCCGCAGTTGTTATGGATGAGCTTTGAATCGCACCAATGACAGCGGTATCAGCGAAAATCTCACTCACATTTAGCTCTGTTGAGCTAATCGCACCGGCTTCAATTTGACCTGCGGTTATACTGTTAGAAACCAGCCTATCTGCATTTACGGAGTTACCCTGAATCTCATTACCAGTGATCTCGCCAGCCGCGATATTTCCCGCAAGTATGGTTCGACTCGCAATCAAGTCACCAGTTATGGTGTTCCCTGCGATTTGATCTGCAACCAGCTTATCTGTAGAAACCAAGACAGACTTTATGTTAGCCGCTGTGACTGAGTTTGCTGCGATGTTTGACGCAACCACTGAGTCTGAGAACACCTCAGAAACATTTAATTTCGCGGCTGTAATTTCTCCAGCCAATATCTTGGGCGCTGTAATCGCCCCATCTTCTATCTGTGTAGATGTAATACTGTTCAGTGATGCTAATGCCCCAGCACCAATACCGCTTAACGAAACCTGACCAGCGCCAGCCCCACCTAACGTGCCGTCAGAATTTATCGTGACGTTTGAATTCTTTAGTCCCGCCGCCGCATATGCTGTCGATAACTCTCCCGCAACCTGTGTTGCAAGGTTAACCGTGTTTTGAGCGGCTAACGCCCCAGCACCGATGCCAGAAAGCGTGACATTTCCCGCTCCTGCGCCACTTAAAGAGCCGTCAGCGTTGATGGTGATGCCGCTATTTCTCAATCCTGCGTTGGCGTTTGATACGGGTAACTCACCAATTACCTGTGTGGCTAAATCTAGTTGATCCGTTAAATCTCTGGCTGATATAGCTGTCGTGAATGATGTTCCGGTGTACCTATACAGCTTGTTGTCCGTTGTAAGCAACACAGTTCGACCCTGAAAGTTTCCAGTAGTCGGCAAAGCACTCAAGACCTCAACGGGTCTCAAGCTATTCGAGAATTGGTCAGAATTCAGTGTGCCCGAAAGGTCATTAGCGCTTATCAGCGTTGTGAACTCTGGAACCGATGAGTCGTAGCGGTATAGCTTCTTGTCTGTAGTTAAGAAAACAACCGATGGGCCTGTGTATCCCGTGGGAGACGGCAAACTATCAACCGCTGAAATAGGTTCAACACCCGATGCAAACGAAGCAGCAGTGATGGAGCCTGGGTCTACTGTTGAGGCTGTAAAGATGTCCTCAGACCAAGCAGAACCTGTCCAGACGAACAGAGTGTTAGTGGTGGTAAGTAGCTTGACTTGTCCCACATGGTCGCCAGTAACGCCTGTCAGAGTGCTTACCGGCTCAATACCAAACGCATCACCTGCTGCGAATTGGTCTAGCACCGTTTGCGCTAGGTCATCTAATACAACCTTTTGCGTTGTAGCACTGAAAGACGCACTGAACCCAGAAAGGTTGCCAGAACGGTCAGCACTTCTTAACCAATAGTAGCGAGTGACGTTATTGCCTAGCCCTGTCACTGTATGCTGATCCGACTTGGTACGAACAATCAGGCTTGAGGTAGCAAGGTTGTCAACCGTGTTCTCGAATATCTCAACGTAGGCTAAATCAGAATCCGAAGGCAGTTCGTAGTCGAGTTTTATCTGCTGGATGCCACCAGTAGCCACAATGCTTCCAGGGATAGCTGGCGCAGTCTGGTCGCCTTGTAACACTATCGAGGCAGTGATAAAGCCAGACGTTCTGCCTGTGACTGTGACCGCCCTCACCCTAAAGGTATGTTCTTCTAGCTCTTTCTGGCCTGCGATTGTCGTGCTAGTTCCGTATACCAGAACAGATGAGAACTCAGCCCCAGGATCAGTAACAGCCTCATTCACTCCACCGTAGTTCAGTTCGAGAGTAGTAGCGTCTGCTACAGAGCCGTAATCAATCGTCGCGGTATACGAATCTGTGACCTGCCCATAGTCAATCTGACTGGCAGATGTTCGCTTGAACTCTACCTCGTAGGCGTTGACATATGTATTCGCTACAGGCGCAGTCCAAGCCACACGGACAGCAGGTAGAACCGCGCCATCATTACCTAGAACCGTTGTCTCTGTGAGCGTGAGATTGCTAGGTGCTTCTTGCGCTGGGGTATCGTCAACGATGTCTGAGTAGTCAGGATTGTTAGGCCCAACGGTCTGAACGATGTTCGATGTGTCGTTGTCTGGGTTTCTGTCCGAGACAATGAATGTGCTGCTTGTGTTCTTATCACCAGCGTAGGCAAAAGCCCTTATCCAGTAGTAACGAGTGTCACCGACCGCAACAGGGTCTATCGGATTCGCACCATCGTGGAAGAACTGAGTGCCTCTGGTCTCACCGATTAGCTGTGCGTTATTCCAAGATGAGTCTGCCGAAGCGTAGATAGCTATAGTCTCAAACAGTTTCGGGTTGCTGGGATTCGTCCAGTTCAACTCAATGTGTTTGAGTCCAGCCGTCGCCGATAAGTTCTGTGGATCAGGTACGCCACGGAATCCCTGAGTGATGACACCCGATGCCGAGATAGTGCTGTACTCACCCGCAGTAGGGTCTGCATACGAACCAGAGTCATCTTCTAAGAGAGTGAGGTTTACCACACCGTCTTGAGTGTCTGAGAATGACCAGCCAGCGCAACGGAATACCTTGTTGCTGTAGTTCAGTTCATCAATAGTGACTTGAACCCTATCCCCAACGTCCACACGAAGCCCTGTGAGGTTAGCTGGGAACGTGATGACCTTCTGCTGGTCTGATAGCTGAATCTGCTTGTGAGCGATTCTCTGGGCCATGAAGCTACTGTTTGTAAACGGTAACTGGATGTCCCTTGTTAAAACCTCTCCATTATCTCGGCTAACTGCAGTTGTAAGCTGTACTTCTGGAGCCTCGACGCTCTTGTGTCTTTGGGAGGGATCAATAAATATCGGGCGCACTGTGTTAAAACGCTGGCCGCGGTCCACCGATGTCTTAACCGTGACTGCTCCTGCAAGGTCGTCTTCATCAAGGCTCTCTGTGGGGGCTTCATAGATTCCCGCCCGAATCGTGTATATACCGTTTGAATATACCAAGCTGCCGTTCATCGCAGACAGTAGCTTGTTGATATTCGTTCTGTGTGTGTCACCAGCGAACAGCACACCGTTGGCAGTGAATCGCTTCTCTGTTCCGCTGTTAGGAACAGTGACTGTCACGTCACAAGCGTCTGCCGCCGTAACCACTGCCGCCCAGTCAATCTTGCTTGTAGGGATGCTCAAACCGAATCTGGTGTCTGTTAGATAGTTGGCAACACAGAGAGCGGGGTTGTCAGTCCATTGCTGATAGACCCCCAAGGTAGGGTTATCGCCTGCCGTATTCCCCGCTGCAACGTCTAGCCGTGGGTCATAGATGTCCTTTTTACCCTTGACCAGTGCCTTGATGTTGTTTGGCTTGAGTCTGTCCCACACCTCTTGAGATGAGTCTGTCAGCTTCCACTCTGTAACCACATAAGAGATACCCCTCGCCCTATGGGATGAAGTCCAGTCGTCAAACGTGGGGGTGAGTAGCGAGCTAGATACTTGAGTGTCGGCACCAGTCTTGCGCTCAATGCGACATATATGCTCGGAGGGTGCTTCTGATGTGGGGCCGAACTCTCCCGCTGTTACCTGAAAGGATTGATTAATCTGTGCATCGGTCACTACCTCATTATCGAAGTGAATGTCCGTGATGTCATCGACCTCATGCCCTGTCAAAGCGATGGCGTGATAGAGAGTATTGTTATCTGTGCCTGCAACCCCGACGAAGAATATAGGGCCAGAGACTAGCGCCTCACCATAGACGAGCTTTTGTGGCTCAATCGTGCCTCGGACGGTCTGCTGTCGTGATTGATCCGTGTCCACTTGGGGCATGGAGATGTCGGGCATCAAGCCCTTCATTGCTGAATTCAAAGCAGCGCCAGCAGCCGCAACAGTTACAGCGCCAATAACAGCCAACGCTGCCTGTGTTCCGGCAACTGCGTAAACTGCTGTGGCGGGGACACCTACCGCAGCCGCCGCAGAGGCCACAGTACTGCCTATCTTGATTAAAAACGGTACTACCTGTCCCATTTAGACGCTCCAACCTGCTAGTAAATAGCGGTCTGGTATTCGCACCATCCCCTTCGCCGTCAAGCACACAATCTTATCGGATAGCTTAATACCGCAAACTTGACCAACTATAGGGATGTCTACTACACAAGGATCACCGTCTTTAAGGTCAGAACTCGCCTTGCCTAAAACACTAGCAATAAAGTCCACCAACTCTCCCTTACGTCCGACGATAAGCTCAGCCTCAGCCTCACTTGTGTATTCAAACTGCGAGGAATAATCCCTGCCGGTCAGTTCTTTGACCACAAAGGCAGTGAACTGGCAGCAGTCTGCATCGCCATACTTGAATTGACGGCGATGCCATTTGTTAAGTGCTAAATGAACGCGCATCACCTAAACTCGCCCACGTCGATACGGTCAAAGTTGATTCTTGGCGTAGAAGTCCCACCGGCAACAGAATCCGAGTTAGGATCACCCCAGCGAATCTTGGCCCCGTCAATGTCAGCCATGAACTCAAACGCTAAATCACCTGAGAAGTCGGTTTGTAATTGGGTGTCGGTGTACTTGAGATTCGATGCCTTATCGAACCGCGCAAGCTCTGACTCTGCTGTGAGGGCGATAACATCCCCACCACTCGCGCCCACGGATACATTCATCTGATCCATCGCGCCTTCAAACACGATAGTCGGGTCAGCGAGCAACGCATCGTCTGCGTCCAAAACACCCAGATAAACCTTAACGGGGTGCATGTAATAGTCTTCGGTCAGCGCGGCACCTGAGATGGTCGCGTCTAACCCAGATAGCGAGAGGGTTATTTTGTAAGGGCTAACGTCTGCGCCTTCTTCAATCTGGCTGATTTCTCCGAGATCACCCACGCCCAGCCAGTCCTGCCCACCCCATGTATAAGTGCCGATGGAGTTGTGCAAGTAAACCGTACCAGATGGAAACTGCAACTCAGCAAACGTGACCAGTGCAACGTGTTGAGATGCCAGAGCAGTCAGGACATTAGAGGGAAAACCGCGACTCATGCTAAAACGTCCTCGACCGCCTCAATGTTAAAGCTGGATGTTATATCTGCCTGCGTGTCCCAGGATGCAGGGCCAGCGAGCATGAACACACCAGTGACTGGAGCCGTGTAGTCCACAATTGTGTCGTCTGCTGGCGTTTTGCGTATTGGAGGTGCAATTGACAAGGTAACATTGCCAGAACCGTCAGAGTTTGCATCAGCGACAACCATATGAAGTTCGTTATTAAACGAGATGTAGTCACCGGCTCTGAGGTAGTTATTCACACTCGCAGTGGCACCATCGCAGACCAAACTGGTACCCGATTGAGTACCACCGTTGACTCTCAACGTACCGCCACCCGCTCCCCTCAAGGTGTGAGAGTGATCCTGTAATGTGAAGCGATGCTGCTGCCCGTTTAATTTCACCACGAAGGCTTGCAGAACCTTCCGGTCAGCCCCTGATAAATTGTTGAACTGAAGACTAGCTCGCCACAAAGAACCCTTGCGCGATGTCGTTTGTATCGCGTTAGTCAGTGGGCTTTGGAACGTCCTTGTGTTAGCTACAAGCTCAAACGTGTTCGTCGTGGGGGTTATTGCCGGAAATGTGAATGTGGTCATACGAACCGCCTCCGACGCATCAGGTCTTGAATCGTCATTATAGTCTGTTGGCTAGTCTGAGCCATAGCGGATTTAATCTTTTGGTCTACGTCAGCGCCAGACCCACGAGCATCGACGTTGTTGATTACTGTAATGCCTCCAGCGCCGCCCTTTGTGTGGTCAATGACCGTCTCATTCGGGTGGATCATAGCCATGCGACCACCCTTTCCATCTAATCCACCTGCCCTCGCCCCTCTACCAGTAAAACCCCCACCTTCAAAGCTCTGCGACTTGATAGCAGCAACCTGCCCCAAACCGAAACCAACTGTAGCAATGGCAGCCAATTGACCGAAGGGCGGAGGGAATGCAGCCAAGGCTTTTGTAGCCGCCTCATACGTCTGCATCGTTGCTTGTGCTATACGGAACGCCTTATTAACGGCAAACATCTTCTTGCTGTTCTGAGCAGATGCGGCTAGCTGTTCGTCTAAATTACTTAGAACCGCGTTTTTCGCGTCCTCTTTCTCTTTGCGCTCTTTCTTGATGGCTCTCAAGCGGTCTAAATCCATCTGGGCAAACATATTCCCAGCCGCTTGCTCACCGCTGACAATTTCTTTCTCTAATTCCTTCGACTTGCGACGCTCTTCGTTGTACTCATGCAGCGCGTCTTTTGCAGCAGCCAGCCGAATCGTCTCACGCTCTAGGGCTGTGATTGTCCCATCTTTCAAGGCGTTATATGTTGCGGTCTGCTCATTGTTCATTGACATAGTTGCCAACTGATCGCGCATCCGCTCATTGAACGCTATTAGGGGGTCTTGTGTCTTTTTAAGGCTTTCAGTGGTCTTTTCTTGTGATTCGGCGAATTTGTCGTTTGCATCTTTGACCTTTTCGAGAACAATCGTTGCGTCTTCTATTATCCTGTTCTCTTCTGCTATAGCCGCCGTCTGCGTCTTAATGCCTTCTTGATAGGATCTCAGGTTGGAAAAAACGCTCGACTGTAATCTGTCTCGCTCTTTCTCCGCTTCTGTTCTCCTAATCGTCGCGTCGGCAATAGCCTGTTCAGCCGCAGCAACGGCTTCTCTGTTTTTCCTCTGAGCTTGTATCAACTGCGTCGGTGTCATGTTGGCTAACGATGTCGCCACATTATCAGCAGCTTCCTGCATCTCTCTGAGTGCGTTAGTGCCCCCCAATAAAGAGGAAAGAAATGGGCCAGCTACCGCTGCACCTACAGCTATGAACGCACCTACAACAGCACCGGCAGGCCCGAAAATAGAGGCTATCTGAGAACCCTGTTGAGCCAAGACAACAGACGCATCCGTCCCACTCTTTAGCTGAACAGCAACGTCTTGAATCTGGAAACCAAGCTGCTGAGATGCGCCACGGAATTTGCCAAACGAACCCGTGACCACCTTGGCATTCTTGGCGGTCTTGTTGAGATTTTGATTGACGGAGTTAAAAGCGGCCTTGGTGTTATCCACCGCCTCTATCGGGATTCTTACCGCTTCATTTGCCATCGTCAGCACCCATCAAATTGAAGTAGGCCAGCCATTCATTGAACTCTGACATGGGCATCTGCTCGGCCTCTGAAATGCTCATATGTAACCGATCAGCCAAGGTTATTAACGTGAACCTAAACTGATCGGACGCTAGTTTTTTTCGTGTTCCTCAACGCTCTGCACTGACGCGAACATTCTCGCAGCGATGTCGCTGATGACCGCGCTCTCCTCACCCATCAAGTCGTGCTTGTCCTCAGCAGATGTGAAGATTCGCTCGCCAGACTTATCGCACGCTTTCAGCACAATCAAATCAACCATCGCGCCAAGGGTCATCCCTTCCATGAACTTCGGGTGCTTTTTCTGCATCTCGTTCATGTCAAAACAAGTGAGAGGGTAGCAGTAGAGGGCGAAAGGCTGACCATCTGAATCAGCCCACGCCTCTACTTCGATCTCTCTCGCACTCAGATTTCTTCTGCTTCTCAGTTCTTTAGCTAGTCCCATTTTGGGATGTCCTTATGCTGTGGCTTCTGTAACCGCTCCAGATACTTGCAGAGCGAAACTTCCCTCAACCATACCATCAAAGGATGCGGTTATAGATTTGCTCGTCAGGATGCCAGAACCACTGTAGTACTTCTCGCCAGTGCCTGTGCCAGTAGGATACAACTCGAAGTCCAAGTCTGCTGCTGCGTCCATTACTAGCTGTACAGCATCTGCATCATCCCAGTAAACGTCCATTGATAGAGTGGCAGTCTTTAGAGAGGAGACATAGGTGCGAGAGGTATCACCCATCACACTGTCTTCAATCGTGTCTGCCGTTTCGTCCAAGGTGAAACTACGAATCTCACCCATAGCAGCGACACTGCCGCCGCTTACCGCCAATTTGACTACGCCGCTTGAGCCTTTAGTCGTTGCCATGCTTCACCTCTTAGGTTGTGCCTCTTGTGTATTGGTACTC